ACCACGCCATCTCATAAACATTTTGAACTCTTGGTCTAACTTCTGAATGACCATTTTTTGTAATCGCATACAATATTGATTAAATCGCCATTCTTGAATCAATGCATTACCAACTTTACCATCATTAAAATTATTGCCGTCTAACCCAGTATCCATACCAGTGGGCAAATAACTAGCTGGAATTCGCAACCCTCTAAATAATTTATTGGTAAAGAAATGCAAATCTGTAATTTCACCTAGATTTTGTCCACCTTGTAAAATCTCAACACTGCTACCTCTACCACCTTCAGTAATAGGGAAAAAATAATCTTCATTAGTGGATAGTGGATTATAAGTTGCATCCATCATGTTTTGTCCACCACCAGTCTGAGTAGGTATACGGCGTTGACTGATCTCATTTTTTACACGCTCAACAAATGCCATGGCCATGTGACTGGGCATATTACCTACATCTATTTTAAACATTCTACGCTCTGGTGCTCGTTGTATCCTATAAATTATAATTGCGTCTTCAAGTAATTCTTTTTGTTTGAATACCTTAAACACATTTTCCAAAACACTATTACCAAAAGGCCAACTAAAGTCTAATCCTTCAGTCAGACTAATATGTACAACATGTTCTGCATTAATTGTGCTTTCATTTTGTGCATTGCTAAATCTAGAACCACCACTATACGGAGTTTTAGGTTGTATATATGCACCACTAGGCCCACCAACTTGCGGATGATTTACACTAATATCTGTAGCATTTATAGTAGTAGCAGTTAAGTTCTCGAAATTAGGCCCTATGTCTTTTACAATATATTGTTCTGGTTTTTTGCCTTCAGCTTCATTTACAATAACTTTTGTAACTTTACTCATTTCGACCCAATATAATTTAAATGTTTCTGGGTCTCGTAAAAAGACTTGATCACCGTATTTTATTGTATTTCTAAATATTTTAAATACTCGTTCGTTCAGTTCATTTAGTGTACACCATTGTGTTAATTGTTCTTTTATGATCTTAACTTCATTGTCTGTAGGTTGCTCACGCCAGAAAAATTGAAATGGACTACCATTTTCCTGACTGGCTTGTGTACTAAATTCTGATAAAATATCCAAAGCTGCGTTAATCTCACTATCCATATCCATTTGTTCATATTGATTATAACGCTCAATACGATTTGGATGCCCAGTGTATACTTCTGGTAAATTACTTTGATAGTTTTTAAAACCCATATTATTGGGTTGACCGCCATTTACTGGGCTCAAAGTGCCTGCTGTATTCACAGTACGAAAATATTTTTTCCAGCTCATAGTATATTTGTCTTTATCGTTTATTTAACCTAATTAGGCAGTTGCGTGGTAAATGCGTTCTAAATAATCTGAATTGTCTTCAGTTGCACTTAATATTTCTTCTAAATACTCTCTTTGTTGTTCTAGAATCCTTAACATTGGGTCAAAATTAATATTTAAAGGTATAGAACCTCTAGCTAATGGGATAACTGCTTCAGGTTGATTATTCTCACCTACTATAGTTGGCTCAGTGGCAATACCACCTTCCTGCTGACCCGGGGGATTATTGGCCTGTCTCTGTCTATTAATTGTTGCAATCTCTGTTCTGAGTTGGATTAGTTGTCTACCAAATTCAGCTTCTTGCGCTGGATCAGTCTCTTGTGCTCTTACTTCGCGTAAAGTAGTAATCTTTTCTTGTAATTCCGCAAGTCTAGCGGTAAGTTGTTCTTCGGACATACCAGCTACAACACCACGCGGTGTTGGGGGTAATGCAGCTGGTGGCCGCTGCCCACCAGATCCAGAAAAAAGAATTTCTATAGTGTCTTTTAATTTATTTTTAAATTCCTTTAATGCAGGTATTACCCCATCACCCCTGATTATTGCGTTTGCAACATCGGCAATGCCAGATTCAAATTCTACTAGTTTTGTAGATATTTTGTCCACAGCTTGAATTATTGTAGGCAGAGTTTGTATATTTTTTACTGCCAAGTCATCTAATTTTGCTTTTAATTCATTTTGTATTTTTATAGAATCTGCTATAGTTCTCTCAGTTTGTCCAGGTCTGCCTGCTCCCTCTGCTTCCTGTCTTACTCTGTCAAGAATTTTATCCAAATTTTCAAAATTTACTATAAATTTATTAAAAGCGGCAGCAACTCTACCCTGCATTTCTACAACAGGCCCACCAACCTTACTTGCCGCTAGCATATTCATTCCTTGTTGATCTAACATTGATTGTTGTGCTCTTAACGCCGGACTAAAATCTTGGGCAATTTTTCCAATAGATGTTTTGAACTGCTCAGTGGGCTGTCTTATAGTGCCCAACATAGCAACACCCATATCAAAAAGTTCTCTATTCATAGTAGCAAATGTTATATTTTGAGCATTTATCATTTGTCCATTGTTTGCAAAATATTCCTGCATTGCAGCAGAAAAATCAGCCCCAAATTGATCAAAAATTTCAAATACACCAGAAGCACGAATCCTATCTTCCTTTTCTAATTTGTCCATAGCCATCTGATAAGCTGCAACTTCTCTGCGTCTTTGTTCTGCCAGTCTTTGTTCACCAGCATTGCGACCTGTAATTTCTGTTAATTCATTTTGCATTCTTATATATTGCCTTACTGCTTCAGAAGTTGATCTAGAATCATTCAGTTCGTTTCTTCCTATCATTCGCTGTAATGCAAGATATTCTGTAGCACTTTCAGCTAAAACACCTAAACTTCCTTTCATTGCCAATAATGCAGGATCCAACTCTCCCACTGTTCTAGTTAATTGCCCAACAATTTTCGCACTTTGACTAATACTAGCCCCATATCCTACTAAATTTTGTACATTGGCTGTTATAAATCTTCCAAATTCTTGCAAATTAATCCCTGCACCTTTAGCTGCATCTGTTAGCTGTGCAATAGATCCACCAAAAGTTGCACCAGATTTAGATAAACTTTGAAATGTATCAGTAATAATTCTTGCTTGTTCTATTCTATTCTTTAAAGCATTTATAGCTAACTCAACACCACTATCAGCAATATTTTTTAATACATCTCCTGCTCCGGAAAAAAATCTAAAAATTCCCATACTATCTGCAACAATTTTAGTTACAGCTTTGAATATGTCATTAAATGTATCTAAAGTAATTCTTGCTGTGTCAAATACCGTAGTTGCGCTATATAAAGCTGAACTAAAACTACCTAACCCACTGATAGATCTACCTAAACTACTACCGAAGGTAGTCATTGCTTTTATTACAGCTTGCTCACGCTCCTCACGCTTCTGTAATAACTCATTCTCAATTGTTCTTGCATTTACATTTTTTAAAGTACTATTTGCTGCAGCTTGGTTGGCATTGTTAACTTGAACAAGTCCAGCTAATAAGTCATTAAATGCATTGCCAGTTATTTGTAAACTGTTTGCAAGCTGTTGAATTTGGTCGTCAATTGCTGCCATATTTCTAATTTGTCCAGTATTTTTTGGATAAGTACTAATATTATTTATCGGATCAATTATAATGACTGACAGTTCAACAAATCCATTACGCCAATACTTTAGACAGCCACAAATTTATATAAAACTACCCAGTAAAGGTAGGTTTTATCCCACTGGCAGTTTGGAAATGCCACCTAATAACGAATTAGCCGTATTTTCCATGACTGCAAAAGATGAAATATTATTTAAAACACCAGATGCTTTAATGAACGGCCAAGGAACAGTTGAGGTAATACATAGCTGTATCCCTTCTATTAAAAATGCATGGGAAATGCCCATGGTAGATTTAGATACAATTTTAATCAGCATTAGACAAGCCACATATGGCAATTCAATGGAATTTTATAGCATTTGTCCACATTGTAAAAACAAAAATGAACATGCTATTAATCTTAGTGCAATTATTGACAAATTTAATGTATGCCCAGACTACGATACTACCATAAAAATAAATGATCTAGAGTTCTATTTAAAACCACAAAACTATAAGACTTATAATAATTTAAGTATGAAATTGTATGAACAGCAAAGATTACTGGCTATAGTTGGTGATGAAAAAATCTCAGAAGATGAAAAAACAAAACAATTTACTGAACTATTCAACAGGCTATTAACTTTAACTGTAGATAATTTAAGTAAAGCTGTCAGTGCCATAAAAATTAATGCTAATAATACAGAGCAAGTGGTGACCAATGAAGCATTAATTCAGGAATTTTTTACAAATTGCGAAAAAAATATATGGGAAACAGTAAAGCAAAGAATAGAAACTATTAATAAAGAAATAGAACAACAAAAAGTTGTTAAATTAATTTGTCAAAATGAAGAATGTGAAAAAGAATATACCACTGAGTTAAATTTTGAGACTAGTCATTTTTTCGAATGAGGCTTTTGAATCTAAGTAATGAAAAAATTGTTGAATTATTAGATGAAATGGATTCAGATTCAAAAGCCATTAATAAAAATTTAATTGAAATGTGTTGGTATATGAGAGGTGGGATTACATATAGTGAAATAGTACATCTTAGTCCCATGGATAGAAAACATATTATGGAATTAATTAAAAGTAATATGGAAACCACAAATAAATCGGGACTCCCATTCTTTTAAATTACTATTGTTATTAGGGAGATGTACTTCGTACATCTATAACTTTCACTTCGTTCAAGTTATATTTTTTTTCTTTTCTAATGATTCATCCAGATTAATCTGCCACAATTCGCCCGTCCGCCGGGCGAAAAGAGTTGTGCTTCATCCGAGTTGCACCACCATCTACCAAAGTCTTTCACTGTATTGTATACAGAACGGAGGCGGTTGACCTGTACCCCCTTAAACAGCATTCGCATCTATCAACGGTACCCTAGTGATCTGTGGTTAGACCAGATCCTATGAGTTGAGGTTGTATCTTTTTCACAGAGCCTCGATCATTTAAGCCTTAAGTTAGCCATGACCTTTGGCACCCAAGTTCTGATGGCAACGAGCCTTACCTCGGCAATCTCAATGGGAGTCGAGCAACCTCGACCAAACAGCGCCTATTTACTTACAAAGAAGCCTAAATTGTTCTTGATTATTATTAATGAAAAAATTAAGATCTAAAAATGCCCAAGTGCCATGATTTTTACTGTTGTATATTATATGTGAGCCTAAATTTAAATTGACTTGGTGTCTGATTTGAATTGCTGTATATGTGCCTTTACGATTAAACTTCATGAATAAAATGTTGAAATCACCTTGATCAGCTACTTCCATACATTGATCGATCCATGTGTCTAAAACCTTAACTGTGCCTGTAAATAGTTGGTGAAAGGGAAAATCTGCATAACTTTTGCATTCTGCATTCATTTTGCTGAAACTTTCCCCTGGAACTATGTCACCCTTAAATGCCCTGATTTGACCTTGATGTAATATTTCTTTTCGTACCTTGTTTGACCCGCCCACATAT